TAAGAAGCCCTTTCCAGCAGCGCCTGTTGACAATCGCCCACACCTGCGTCTCTGCCAAATCGAACAGTAAACCAAGCTCGCGTTGGGTAATTTCGCCGAGTTGGTAGAGCCTGCGCACTTCCAGAACGTCTTGTGGAGCGATCTTAGCGAACGCCGCTCTCCCCTTCGCAGCCGCGTCGATTCCGTTGTCTTCCTGCGTCCCCTTAAACAAGTGCGATGGGCGGAAGCAAGGCGGGTTGTCGCAGCGGTGCAGGATTTTTAGCGCTGGGTCGAAGTCGCCATAGGCTAATCTCCACGCAAGGCGATGAACTAAGTTGAATCCCGGAACGCATTGCCGACAGACGCGACCGTAACCACAGCGGTTCCGGCTTTTTGTCCACTCCCAACAAGGCGTTTCATAGTTTCGTTGGACGACGACACGGCACGACCAGAATTGTGTGATTGTGCTTTCGATGGTGTAAGAGCGCATGGACATAAGTAGGAAGCCCGCCGTCGTGCAAAAGTCGTGTCGGCCAACCGGGAGAAGGCCGCAATCACACAGCGACGGGCAAAGAGGTTTGTTCTTCACGCTACACGCAAGCGTGATGCGAGTATGCGCGTTCGCCCACCAAGGTCAAGCTGCAGTCTTCAAGCGCATGGATTGGATCAGCTTCCTGTGGCGCTCGTTCAGGTCGCTGAGCCAGCTCTTTCCGCCGCCCTCGACGAACTTGTCGGCGCCCAGCTTGGCGATCTGAAGCCCGCGCTGCCGTGCGCCTTCCACGGCCGTTGCGAGCCAGTCCGCCTCGTCCGGCGACCTGCCGATGCGCTGCTTCGTCTTGTCCTTCGGCTCGACGTCGCGCTTGTTGCCGGCCACGAACCCCCACTCCCTCATAAAGAACTCGCGTGCGACGCTCTCAGGCAGTTCGCGAAGCTGCTCGCTCTCGACGAGCCACCGGACCGCGAACCAGAACTCGCTCACCCGCTTGCCGTACTCCTCGTCGCAGCGCTTGAGCCGCCGTTCGCCGTTCCTGTCCACAACGTAGAGGTCGAGGCGCACCGGGCGCTGCGTCGGCCGACCGCCGAACTCGACCGGCACCGGAATCGTCGCGCCATACACCCGCGCGAACGCCGCCCCAAGCGTCCCGCGCCCCGTCGAGTCGTAGAACACGTTCTCGACCGGGATGCCAAGTTCGAGGCACTCGTCCCGAACATGCACCGCGATCTCGTCCTCGGGCTCCGCGCCCCGTTTCATGCCGACCTTGATGACGTGCGGCGTATCGACCCGCACAATCTGCCGTCCGTCGTCGTCCTCGCCAAACTCGATCCACCCTCCTACGCAGCGATCGCCCCCGTACGCCGCGTCGATCGCATACACCTTCGTCCGCGCTACGCCCTTCCAACGCGCTTTCTCGAACGCCTTGTGGATGTCGCACAGTTGCTTGGTGAGCACGCGCTGCGAGTCTTCGCCGGGGCGCATCACCCCTATGCACATGGCCGCGAACTCCTCGCTGTGCGGCCCGTAGAACTTGAGCGTCGAGTCGATGCGCTCCTGGTCGATCAGGAACGGGTACCGCACGCCCTCGTCGTTGAAGTTCGGCGAGTCCGTCCCGACGAAGTTGATGCACCGGCCCTTCGGATACTTCGTGTCCCATACCGTCGTCGCCGTGATGTCCTTCACGCTCGCCCACCCGGCGACCGGCTCGCACGACTGCCCCAGCGGCGTATGCTCGCCGTTGACCGGGTTGCCGATGGGCACGAAGAAGAACCGCTCGTTCTTGTCCAAGTTCGAGGTCGCACGCAGATAGCTGATGTCGCACAGGCTCGCCTCGTCCGCGATCAGGAACACCCACTTGTTCTTGATGCCCACGAACGGTCCAATCCCGATCCACTGCGTCCCCTTGTAGCACGCGATGCCGATGATGCCGTTGCGGAAGTCGCGCCCCTCGCCCTCCTCGCCCTCCGTCGTGATGCTCCGCTTGTAGTCCAGCACCCGCCCCGGCAGCTCCGGGTGCCGCTCCTTCGCCGCCGCGTGCATCGACTTCACTTCCGCGAATATGTTCAGGTCCAGCTTCTGCACCGTCGTCGTCGTCAGCAGCACCGTCGTCTCCTCGGGATACACGTAGTAGTGCGCCAGCGCGAACTTCGCCGCGTTGTAGGTCTTGCCCGTGCTCGCCGGTCCGATCAACCCCACCATCCCGCGCCCGCGCTTCTCGATGCAGTCGGTGAACTCGCGCAGCACAAGCTCCGTCCACTTGTGCTCGCTGTGATCCGGCCACAGCGCCCGGTGCAGCTCCCGGTAGTGCGTGAACAGGTCGCGCCCCTGCTTTATCATGTAACGCTCCAAGTCCCACAACGGCGTGCCGCGCTTCCAGTGCAGGCCGTACTTCTCGAACGATTGCGCTTGAGCCATTGACGCGAACCTACCAAGGGCTTATTGAGTGTGACAACCCCGGAACGTCCGGGCCAACGAAAGGCGCCCTATGATTGGCTTGACCGACTGCTGCTCGCCGTGTCCGTGTCCCGAGACCGAGACCGTCAACGTCCCGGGCGTCGAAGGGCCCGCTGGCACCGACGGCACCGACGGTACCAACGGCGTCAGCGCCTTCACCGTCACGACTGACGACTTCACCATCCCGCCCGCCGACGGCGCCACGCCCGTCACCGTCGAGGTCGCCGATACGTCGTGGATGGCCGTGGGCGAGCCGTTGTTCATCCCGGGCGGCCTGTTCTTCCTCGTCAGCGCCATCGTCGATTCGACCCATGTGCAGGTCGTTTACCCGGCTTGGGAGGCGAACGTCAACGCCGGCAACATCATCGCCGCGGGCGCAATCGTGACGCCGAGCGGCTGGCAGCCCGCCGCACCATCCCTGCCCGCCATCGACGCCATCTCCAAGTACGCCAACGCGGCCGGCGGCAATTACCAGATTCAGGACGCTGGCTACGCGCTCGTCACGTTCGCGACGTCCGGCGCACAGCAAATCACGCTGACGACCGCCGGCACATGGATGCTCTACGCCCGCGCCCGCGTCGATTATACGGGTGCCACGTTCGCCGCCGTTCGCGCCGTCAACCTCAAGCTCCACCGGCAGAACAACGCGCCGGCGGACGTCACCAACTCGACGGCGGGCTTCTCGACGGACATCATCACAACCAAGACCTACACGGCGCACTTCGTCACCTTCCCGCCCGTCCAGTACGTCACCGCCGTCGCGACCGACATCATCGAAATGATGGCGCAGATCGACGTGGAGCCCACCGCGGGCTCAATCGACATCGCCGAGGCGGAAATCGTCGCAGTGTATCTCCACGCATGACACGCACCGCTCCCAGCCTCGCGACGGCGCGCAACGGCACGCCCGTCCCGCAGGAGTACACGGCCCGCATCTACAACGGGCGCGTGCGCATCTACATCTCCGGCGTGCTGTTCTTCTGCTTCAACCAGCTCGACTTTCGCGGCCTGTACGCCTACAAGGACGACACGTCGCTCTACGGCATGGACATCTACCTCGTCGACGCACGCGGCGGCAGCACCACGATGGAGATTTACTTCAAGACGCGAGCGGCGTGGCTGCGGACCCTTGAGGTGATGGACACGCTCGTCTAACTCATGGCCGACAAGCCGCCATACCTGTTCGACTCGCTCGGCGGCTTCCCCGACGGCTTCAACAGCGGCGCACTGCCCGCGCTCCTGCCGCGCACAACGCTCGCTTATGCCACGAACGCGACGGTCCGCGGTGGCTTCGCTTCGCCGCGCCAAACCAATCGCAAGATGACGCTCGACTGGGGCGGCGATGCCGTGCTCCAAGCCCGGCAACAGGGCGGGCGCTTCCAAGGCTCCGGTTACTATCGCAGCGACGCGGGCACCGGGTCGCTCCTTGCCTCCATCGGCGGGCGCCTGTTCCAGTTCACGCCTGGAGCGGGCAAGAACGTCGCGGTTCGCGAAGTCACCATCACGCAAAGCACCATCGTGCAGGTCGGGTTCGCCGTCCCCGCCCAAGGCGCGAACGTCACCATCACCGTCCTCACCACGGTCAACATCGCCGCAGGCTATGAAATCAAAATCGGCAGCGCTAACTACGTCGTTGTGTCGGTGGATTCTCCGACGGTCCTCACCGTCGAGAACGTGGACGACGTTGCAGGCAACCTTGTCGCCGCCGGTGCCGTCCTCACCTTTTGGGACGTCAACCCGGCGTCGCGCACGCAGGCGTGGATGTGGCAGGCCGAGAAGTGGATGATCGTCAACGACGGCCAGAGCGTCCCGTTGTTCTTCGACGGCGCCACGTCGCGTCGCAGCGTGCTCGTCGGTCCGAACCCGGAGCTCCCGATCGCCCGCATGGGCACCTACTGGCTCGGGCGCGTGTGGCAGGCCGGTCCTGACGGGCGCACCTTCCTAGCCGGGGACGCCGTTGGCGGCGCGTCCGGCACCGCCGCCTTCCAATTCCGCGACGCCGTCCTCCATGTGACGGAGAACACGTACCTCGCCACGAACAAGGTCTTCTACGTGCCCGGCGCGGTCGGCGACATCACCGCGATTATCGGCACGCCGACCCTCGACGCGTCGCTCGGCCAAGGCCCGGTCCAAATCTTCACGCCGCAGGTCATCTTCTCCTGTAACGCGCCGACGCTGACGGCGGATTGGGCGACGGTGACGAACCCGATCCTCACCGTGTCGCAGGTCGAGTCCGGCGGCTTGTCGCAGTATTCGACGGTGCTGGCGAACGGCGACGTCTTCTATCGCTCCCGCGACGGCGTCCGGTCCCTCATCCTCGGCCGGCGCGAGTTTGCCACCTGGGGCAACGTGCCACTGTCGCGCGAGCTCAACGCGACCATGCCCCTCGACGACCCGGCCCTGCTCGGCTACTCCACCGCCGTCGTGTTCGACAATCGCCTGCTCATGTCGCTGTCGCCCTTCTTCACCCAGCACGGCGTTGGGCATCGCGGTTGGGCAGCGCTCGACTTCGACGTCCTCAGCTCGATTCGCGGCAAGCTCCCGTCCGTGTGGGACAGCGTCAACAGCGCCATCGAGGTCCTCCAGTTCGTCAAGGGCAACTTCAACGGCGTCGAACGCGCCTTCGCCTTCGTCCTCTACGGCGGCGAGCGCATCGAGTTGTGGGAAGTGCTGCCGTCCTCCGCAACGGACAACGGCGCGGCCATCGACGACGACGATACGACCCCAATAACGTGGTCGCTGGAGACCGCCGCGCTCGACTTCCACGATTCCGACCCGCGCAAACCCATCGTCAAACGCCTCGAAGACGGCGAGATGTTCCTCTACGATGTGCGTGGCCGCGTGGACGTGGAAGTCCTCTATCGCTCCGACGAGTACCCATGCTGGACGCGCTGGACACGCTTCGCCGTCTGCGCCGACCGTGTCGCGTGCTCCGTCGATCCCATCACCGGCTGTTCGCGAGTACGCACCGTCCCGCCGCAGATTCGCGACCCGCTCGGCTTCGGCAAGCCCTCCGGTGGCGACTGCGACGGCATCAACGATCGCCCGCTGCGCGACGGCAAGCGATTCCAGCTCCGCTTCGTGTTCACCGGCCACGCCCGCTTCTTCGGCGCGAACCTGCTCGCCTCCGTCGTGCCCATGCCGAAGTTTGCGAAGCCTGCGTGTTCGCTCCTCGAAACCGTTTGACGTTCGCCTCGCAGCGTGGTTCGATGTCTGCGTGACATCGTCGTTCCAACTTTCCGACCTTCGCGACAACGGTTTCGGCGATGTCACGAATCCCCTAAAGCCCGCGTTGCGAGGGTCGGTTTTTGGAGGCGACTATGGCGAGGATACCCCGACCGTTTGTATGCGAGAACTGTGGTAAGACAGCCACGTCGCAACACGAAAACCCCAAGTTTTGTTGTCGCGCCTGCGCAAGCCGTAATTATCGGAAGCGGGCACACGGCCCTAATACCGTCAACTGGAAGGGCGGGCGTAGATTGACGAGCGAGGGTTACGTGCAGCTTTACACAGGCGTGAAGACGACCGTTTTAGAGCATCGTAAGATTGCGGAACGCGTACTTGGGAGATCGCTCCCGCCCGCAGCCATCGTCCATCACATCGACGGCGACGAAAGCAACAACGCGACGAGCAATTTGGTGATCCTCGAAAACCATGCGGAGCACGTCCTGCTACATCATAAGCAACGACGATTACGCGACACAGGCTCTTTGCAATTGCGTCGTTGTGGTCGTTGCGGGATAGTGAAGGCGTTGAGCGAGTTTAATAAGCGTCCACAGGTGTGGGATGGCGCACGAAGCGAATGCAAATCGTGCGAGCGCACGCAACGTAAATTGAGAAGACGACCATGAGCTTGCCCCAAGCTGTGACATGCGAACCGTCTCCAGATTGTTGTGCGGTTCCGTCGCCGCCGTTTTATGGACAAGGCGTGACGTTTTTGAGCGCTCAAACCGGGTTCTTGCTACAGTGCCCGAGCGGATTTTCCTGTGACCAAGGCAGCTATCCTTTCCCGGTGGTAGTGCCCGAGGGCGCGATCCCGTTCGCGCCGCCACCCGGCATCTCCCCGCTCCGGTTCACCTGCTGCGACGGCTCGATCGAGGTCCGCTACCTGCCCGACGGCTTCACGCAGGCGCAGTTCAACGCCGCAGCGCAGAGCATCGCCGACGCCGCCGCCGTTAAGCTCGCTGGTTGTATAGGCGACCAATACAACCAGCTTCACGCCCGTCGTCCCGCCTGCACTATCGCGAACCCCTCGCCGTTGCCCGAAGGCACCGTCGGCGTCCCCTACTCCGTCGTCCTGACGCAGACCGGCGCAACCGCTCCCGTCACTTGGACGCGCATCTCCGGCTCGCTGCCCGACGGCCTGCACTTGTCCAGTGGCGGCGTCATCTCCGGCACGCCCACCGTCTCCGCCAGCTTCGGCTTCGTCGTTCGCGCCACATCCCCGTCCACCAGCACGACCTGCGTCAAGCTGTTCACCCTCACAGTCACCTCCTGCGACACCGCCGATTGGTGCAACGACCCGATGGACTGCCGCCTTCGCGTCAAAGATTTCAACCAAGCCGACTGGACCTACGTGTGGGACGGCAACCTCGACGAGTTCAGCGCCGCCATCCCGCCCGGACTCCCCTGCGTCGGCTACCACGACGGCGACAGCGCCGGCATCCAATACAGCGTCGGCCTCGCCAAGTGGCGCTTCAACATCCTGTGCCCCGACTTGTCCGTTTACCTCGCTAACGGCCCCGCTGGCCCACAAGGCACGTCGCCCGTCGGCGTTTACACCTTCGACGTGTCCAGCGATCCGACCTGCATCGGGCCGGCGTCCTTCGAGCTTGAGGCGTACACGCCGCCCTAAAGCAAAACGCCGCAGGCTCATCGCTAAACCTGCGGCGCCGTAGCGAACGCGCCTCATTGCTGAGTGCTTCGTCCGGTGTGCTCCCCCTTCTCGCACGCGCCACGCGACCCCGTCAAGCGCGAACCGCCTCATGGTTCATTGCGAGTTCGCGAGTCCGGTGTGCTCGTTCCGCCGCGCGGTGGCCCGACGAAGTCGGGACACAAGATTCGCGGCGGGGGGACACGTCGCGTCAAGTTAGCGCTTGCTGTCGCGGTGCGACGGTGCGACAAGTGCTTACGTGGCCACAGACGACATCATCCTGCGCACCGAGGTATCGCCGTTCCCTCCGGGCTACTGCCCCGCGTCACAGCAGCAGTTCGCCGACGACATCGCCGCCGCGCTCGAAGTGTTCTTCCCCGGTGAGTTCTCGCTCACGATCAAGTCGCCGAACCAACCCACCGTCGAGCAGCGCACGATGACGTGGAACAAGACCGACGCGTCCACCGGACAGTCGCTCGGTTACTTCGAGTGGAACATCGTCGTGGGCCAATGGACGAAGGAACACTGGCCGAACGGCACGCCGACCTACGAACGCCGCATCTTCGTCGGCACGCTCACCCAGCTCGAAACCTACGACGGCGGTGAAGCGGGCACCGTCTCGCAATCCACAGGCCCGTTCTGGGAGCGCGACACCGCCTTCAGCGACAAGTGGCCGCTGGGCGTCGGAACGACCATCGCCGCACCACTCGGCACGCTGTCCGTGTTCGACGACGCCGTGCCTGGTGCGCCTGACGCAATCGGCGTGTATATCGTGAAACCTACGGCTCGCATTTGGGACGTTGCCGTATGACACTGGGCGAGTTGAAATTGAAGCGCGCCAACGAGGTCGTCGGCGTCTGCGTCGATAAGCCCGAGTTCCTCGCGCTGGTGAACGAGGCGACGGAGCGGCTGATGGTTCGCGGCGGCTTTTGGAACACGGTTAAGAAGCTGCGTACCTGTGTCCGGTGTAGCTCGATCGTGTGGCAGCGTGCGGTGGAGCAGGTGCTCGCAACGAACTTCTGCGGTCGCCAAATCGTCAACACTGGGTACTGGGCGCAGTGGCTACCTATGAGCGGGCCTGATTACCGATGTGCGGCGTCGCGTTGCGGCAATGTTATGATCGTTCACGACGGCCAAGTACCTGTGCAGGCGAACCTCAAGTGCGGCGAGCCGCGCTACATTCGCGCCTTCCTCGCCTACAACGCCGACGTGGGCAAGACCGTCACCATTTTCGGCATCGACGCCAACGGGCAGGAAATCTTCACCAAGCGCAGCGACGGCACGTGGCTCCCCGGCGTCGTGCTCACGCTCGCTAAGCCCTACGTCGGCACGCCGTTCCTCGTCCGCGAGGTAACGCGCGTTCTCAAGGACGCCACGATGGGTCCGGTGCGCCTCTATGCCTACGACGCGACCAACGACGTCATGGAGGACATGGCCTACTATCAGCCGAGCGAGCGGTCGCCGTCCTTCCTGCACTCGACCATCAAGGGGCTGCGCGGGATGCGGACCGCCGGCGCCTGCAATGGCCTCACCAGCGTCGAGGCGCTCGTCAAGCTCCGCTTCGTCGCCGTCGAACTCGACGAGGACGAGGTGCTCATCGACAACTGGGTCGCGCTCAAGCAAATGATGCTCGCCATACGCGCCGAGGACGCAGGCGACGACACCAACGCCGAGGTGCTCCAGGCCAAGGCCGTGCGCGAGCTCAACCGCGAACTGCGCCTGCACCTGCCCGAGGACCTCATCCCGGTGAGCATCGAGCCGTTCGGCACCGCGACCCCACGTCGCCTCGGCGTCGGCTGCGTCGTCTAACGCCTATGCCAACCACGCCACCTTTCAACCTGAACGCGCCCGGGCGCACCGGACAGGGCATCTACGGCCTTGTGCCCGGCGCGATTGGCCTGCCTCCCGTGTACAACGACGTCGCAGGCGTGTTCCCGGGCTTGAGCGGCAACGTCGGCGCGTTGTCGCAGAACATCGCGAGCGACCTCGCGGGCGAACTCGACCCGCAAACTATCGCGATGCTCCAGAACACGGCGGCGCAGTTCGGCATCGGGCATGGCGTGCCGCTGTCGCCGTTCAGCGGGGCGCAGGGCTTGCGCCAGCTCGGTCTCACCGCCGAAGCACAGCGCAGGCAGGGCGCGAGCACGCTCCTGAGCGCCTTGCCGACCCTGTCGCGCACGTTGACGGTGCAGCCCGAGACGCAGCTCGAAGTGGCCAACCGCAACGCGACCCTTGGCGCAGCGCCTGACCCGACGCTCGCGGCACGCGAAGCCCAACGCTTGTTCGACCTTTACATGGCGCGGTTGTCGGGGCGCACCGGCGGCGGGATGCAGTTTGGCGGGGGCGGCGGCGGAGGTGCGCCGCGCAACTTCAACGCGCCGGGCACCGGCTTGTTCGACTCGCCTTGGGCGCCGTTCCAGCCCGAGGCCGTGCGGGGCGGTCAGCCTTACGTCCCGCCGTTTACGGGCAACAACATCACGTGGGGCACGACGCCCGGAGCCAGCCCTCGCGATCTGTGGTCGCCGCAAGGCCCGGAGCTTGGGTTGTGGGGCGATCAAGGCCCGCTCTTGGGCGGCGCCGGCCAGATCGAGACCGACTACTGGAACGACTGGTTCGACTGGAACCCTGGCGCGGGCACCGTTGGAGGTGTCGGCGCAGGCGTTGGGTTTAACGACGCACCGCCGCAGTACCCCGACTTCCCCGAATGGGACTTTTGACGCATGGCCCTTGGCGACATCCCTCCTTGGCTCAACGTGAGTCCGGCGTTCTTCACGCAGGCGCTCGAAGCGGGCGCACGCGCTGGTATCGCCGTCGCCGACCAGAACCAGCGCGCCGCAGCACTCGCCGAAGCCCGGTTCGAGCGACAGGCGCAGTTGGCGCAACGCGAAGCTGAGCAGGCGGAGCGCCAGCGCCAGTTTGAGCAGTCGCGCTTGCTCGACCTTCAGCGGCTCGGGCAGCAGGCCGCCCAGTTCCAGCAGCAGGTCGCGCATCAGACGGCGCAGGAAGCCAACCAAACGGCGCAGGAGTCGCGCCTGCTCGATTACGACAAGGCGCGAATCGCCGTTGAGAACCGCCGCGCGGCGCTCGCCGAGAAGGAGTTCGCGGCGCCCATGTCAGCTTTGGACACGACCCTCGTCGAAGCCATCGACCCGGCGACCAAGCAGCGCGTCGGCCTGTTCGGGCGCTCCGGCCCCAAGACGCAGCACTACATCCCCGACTACGTCGAGAAGCCGCTCACCGAGGCACAGCGTATGCCGGGCTACAATGCGATGGAGCGGGGCATCCTTGCCGAACTCGACAGCATCGACATGCTCGCCGCTGCCCGCAACCCGAACCATCCGAAGCACGCCCGTTACGGTGAACTGCTCCAGCAGCTCGAAGCAGTGCGGCGTGGTCGCAGCACGCTCATGGGCGACCGCGCCTTGGTGCCTGCGCCGACCGTCTCGACGAACGCGCCCGCGAACACCAACGCCATCGTCGGTCGCTTCAGCCGCGACGCGGACGGCAACCTCAAGTGGACGCCGTCGGCCAAATGACATGCCCAAGCTCATCCAAGTGGACGGCGTCGGCCCCGTCGAGTTCCCCGATGACGCGACCGAAGCCGAGATGCGGTCGGCGGTCGAACCGCTGATTCCGCTACCGTCCCCACGCCCTTCGCGCTCCGTTGCCGACGTCCCCGCCCGGTACCAAGACGAGTACGTGTCGCACCCGGCGCTACCGCTGCCTGGTACCACCGTTGCCGAGGAGCCGGGTCTGCCACCGCTCCCGCCCATCACCGCCGAGCAGCTCTCTGGCGGTCCGCCGCCCGGTCCCGGTTTGCTTGATCGCTTCAATCGCTTGTTCGCCCTTGGACCGTTGGGTCCACCCACCGTCACGAACGACATGACGCCGGAGCAATTAGCACAGTGGGAAGCCAACGCCGCGCGCCCACGTTTGCTTGAGAGCGTCCAGCGTGCGCAGGCGCCGGTCAGCATCGGATTGCGAGAAAGTGCGGTGCGCGGCGTTAATGCGCTCACGTCGCCTGCGGGTGCGGCGATTGCGGGGGCGGCTACGGTAGCGCCGGAAGTTGCGCTGCCTGCTATCTTCGCCACGACGCTGCCGCAGGTGCCTGATGTTGTTGAGAACGTGGTAAAGCATTCCCGCTTTGGTAGCGAACCCGACCCGCTGGCGTACTACAACGCGGTTGGTGATGCTTTGCAGACCGGCGGCGTGCTCGCGGGAACCGCGCGGGCTACTGGGCGCGTGCCGAGCCTGTTAGACGCGTGGCGCGAGTCGGTCGCCGCACGTGCCGAAGCCCGCTTCAACGCCGCCCGCGACATCACGCCTGAGCCACCGGCGCAGTTGACGGACCGTGGCCCAACACCGCCGTCGCCCGAGCCAACCGTGCTTGAACCTCGCCCGAGACCGCGTCCGCCTGCGCCGCGAGGGCCAACGGCGCTCTTGTCCGCCCCGCCCGCGCCTGTGCCGCCTGCTCCTGTGCCCGCGCCGCCCGTCGAGCAACCCGGCGCGCCCGCGCCGGCGCCGCCCGCTGCGCCTGCGCCCGAAGCTCGCATCGTCGTCACCGAGCACCCCGACGGTTTCAAGGTGTCTGGCTTGAGTGTGCCGCCAGAAGCGCGAGGTCGTGGTATTGGCACGGCTAAGATGCGCGAAGTAATCGAACAGGCGAACGCTGCCGGTAAGCCTGTGTTCCTGACCGCTGTTGCGGAGTCGCCTGCGATGCAGCCCGCGCTGAACCGCTTCTACGAGCGCCTTGGATTCAAGCATTATCGCGACGACCCACTGTCGGGCAAGCCGATGTATCGGCACGATCCGCCAACCGCTCCGGCGGCACCCGCTTCAGTGCCGCCCGCCGCACAGTCGCCCATCGCCGACATCATCGCCTCCGCCGACACTCCGCAGGCCAAGTCCGCCGCCCTGCGCAAGCTGGCCGCCGACCAGGGCCGCCCTATCAAGGACGTGCAGGAGGCCGTCGAGTCCGAGGTCGTCGCCCAAGCCCACGCCATCGCCGTCAACCCGGCACTCGCCCCGCTCGGCAAGTTCACGCAGCTCATCGACCTCTACAATCGTCAGCCGACGCTCAGCGCCCGCACCAGCACCAGCGTCGAACTCCAAGCCTACTCGACGCCTGCGCCGCTTAGTTACGCGCTCTCCTACGCCGCCGGCATCACGCCTGACGCGCCGGTTTACGACGCCACCGCCGGCAATGGCATGTTGCTCATCGGCTCGAACGTCGCCGGCGGCCACGGCAACGAACTCGACCCGAAGCGCCAAGCGTCCCTCCAACGCTTCGGCGTCGGCACCGTCACGCCGCACGACGCCACTACCTACACGCCCGGCACGTCTTACCCGTTCGTCCAGCTCAACCCGCCGTTCGGCTCGATCCCGAACGTCAACTTCGGCGGCTACGGCATCACGCGCCTCGAACACATCATCGCGCTCCGCGCCCTCGACGCGTTGCAGGACGACGGCGTTGGCTCCATCATCATGGGCGCTCGCCGCGAAGAAGGCCCGGGTGGCAAGGGCGCACAGTGGGTGTTCGAGAACTACGTTTACGGTCACTACAACGTCGTCGCCAACTTCGAGGTGGCCGGCGACCTCTACGCCAAGCAGGGCGCGAAGTGGCCGGTCCGTGTTATCGTGGTCGCAGGTCGCCGACAGCTTCCCATCGGCGGCGAACTCGCCCCGAAAGAGGTTGCGCGTTACGATTCGTGGAGCGACGTTTGGCGGGAAGCCGAAAGGATACGCAGTGAGATTGACCGACGCCGATCAAGTGTGGTGCCCGGTGCAAGAGAGCCCGGACTTCCTGACCCTGCTGCGCCAAGGCCAGCGCCCGCCGTCCAAGCAGGAGGACTTCCTGCGCCTGCAAGCCGACCTGCTGGAGCGGCTGGTGGCGGAGTCGTCGGAGGGGGAGGTGGCCCACGCCAACCTGCGCCTGGACCGCGACCTGCCCCAGGAAGCGCTCAATTTCCTCCCGAGCGACCTTCTGACGAACCCACGAACGCCGAAATTGCTGCTCCTCAACCCAGCGGTGGAGGGAAGCCCGCTGCACCAGTGGAAGGTGGCGTGGTCCCACCTGCGCAACCCCCCGCTGCTGCCCCAACCGGAGGCGCGGGCGCTGGCGGAGCAGCTCAGCCTGGAAGCGTACCTAAGCCGCCTGCTGTAGCGGGCACGGAGTTCCAAGTCCCCTACGTCCCGCGATCCGACGCGCCGCCGTTCGGGACGCTCATCCCCAAGAACATCGCTGGCGGCGTGCACGCTGCGCTCGACAAGCTCGTCGCCCGCGTCGGTCCCATCGACGAGTTCGTCGCCGATCGCCTCAACATGGAGGTGGACGAGCTGCGCAACGTCATGGCAGCCGAACAGATCGACGGCGTCGCGCTCGCTATCGACCAGATCGAGACCGGCGGCGAAGCGCTCATCATCGGCGACGAAACCGGCATCGGCAAAGGGCGGCAGGGTGCGGCGCTCATTCGCTACGCCATCCTCAACGGCAAGGTGCCCGTGTTCTTCACGAAGGACCCGAAGCTGTTCACGGACATGTACGGCGACCTGCTCGACATCCACACGGAGGTGCGCCCGCTCATCTTCGGCGACCCGGGCAAGGCGAGCATCGTCGATGCGCAGGGGCGCGTCGTGCACCGAGCGCCCGGTCCGGGCGTCCAAGCCCGCGCCATGCAGGAGGTGACTGAGCGCGGTCTCGCCGCCGCAGGTTACAACGCCATCTTCGCGACCTACTCGCAGGTCAACATGCGCAATGCGCGGCAGGAGTTCCTTGAGCGGATCGCCGAAGCCAACCCGACCATCGTCATCTTAGACGAGGCGCACGAAGCGGCCGGGAACGCGACCGACTCCATGCAGGCAGCGTTCATCAGCGGCGGACAGGTGCAGCGTGGGAGTGGCGCGAACCGCACGACCATCGCCGTGCCCGGCCTCCTGCGACGCGCGGGCACGCTCCCCGGTCAAGGCGGCGTCCTTTACATGAGCGCCACGTTCGCGAAGCGCCCGGAGAACATGCCCGTGTACTTCCGCACTGCGCTTGGGCGGTCGGCGCAATCCTTCGCGCAGGTCGTCGATGCGATGAAGCGCGGCGGCGTCGCTCTCCAGCAGGCCGTTAGCGAAGCGCTCGCCAAGGCAGGTCAGTACATCCGGCGCGAACGCGACTTCACCGGCGTCAGCTTCGAGGTCAAGCAACCGCCCATCGCCGACCCGGCCAAGCTCGTTGAGGACATTGACGCGGTGACGGACGTGCTCGGCGAAATCGTGCGGTTCAGCGCCGCGATGAAGACGCGCGTGCAAGGCTCCACGGCGCAGACGCAGACACAGATCGACATGACGGACTTCGCCTCCGTCGTGCACAACCAAATCAGCCAGCTCTTGCTCGCCGCGAAGGCCGACCACATCGTCGCCGACGCCATCGCCGCAGTGAAGAAGGGCGAGAAGCCGCTCGTCTCGGTCAGCAACACGATGGAGTCGTTTCTCGACCACTACGTCGCCGACAATGGCATACGGCCCGGGCAGGAGATCAAGCTACGGTGGAACGAACTGCTCAAGTTCGCCCTCGAACGCACCCTGCGCGTCACGGAGAAGCTGCCCAACGGCGACACGCGCATCTACAAGGTTGACCCGGACGAGTTCGGCTTGGGCGACTACTACCGCCAGATACAGTCGCTCGCCGACGCCGTCGAGTCGCGCTTCCCCATCAGCCCGATCGACTACATCGTGCAGAAGCTCGCCAAGGCCGGCGTGCGCATGTCGGAGCTGACGGGTCGCACCAGCGGCATCGAGTACCGCAACTTCGAGACCGGCGAGGGCATCTACCGAGTGTTCCCGCGCGCGAACAAGAACCGCGTCGTCAACGGGTTTAACAATGGCGACGTGGAGGGAATGCTGCTCAACGCGAGCGGCTCGACGGGCTTGTCGGCGCACGCGAGCGTGAAGTTCCGCGACAAGCGCCCGCGACACATGCAAATCGGGCAAGCCGCCGCTGATATCAACGTCTTCGTCCAAACGCTCGGGCGCATCAAACGCACCGGCATGGTGTCCGAGGGCACCAACCCGGACGGCTCGAAGTACGGCGCCAAGTACACCTACATGGTGCTGCCGTTGCAGGCCGAGCTGCGTCCCGCCGCGATGGCGTCGCGCAAGATGAAGTCGCTCAACGCGAACACGACCGCCGAAGCCGCCGGCACCGTGAAGATCGACGCCGAGGACATCTACAACCGCTACGGCGACCTCGTCGTGAGCGAGTACCTCGGCGCCAACCCCGAAGTGCAACGCCTGCTCGGGCTCGGCATCGACTACAACCCGGACGGCTCCATTGAGGTCAAGCAGGACATCGCGCGCAAGTTCACTGGGCGCCAAGCGCTCCTGCCCGACGCCGATCAGGCGGCCGCCTACGCCGAAATCCTGCCCGCCTACCGCCAGCTTATCGAGCAGCTTAAGAGCACCGGCGACTACGACCTTGAGATCGTCGTGCACGATGATTGGAACGCGCAGCTACGGAGCGACGAGGAACTCGCCGCAGGCACCGACCCGTCGAACATCTTCACCGCTGGCCTGCGCGTGCAGCAATGGGAGATCGCCGACAACCGGCACGTGCCAACGGGCGCAGAGATCGAGGCGGACTTCAAGCGGCGGCTTGGGTCGAAGGCGAAGGTGAACGAGGATTGGCGCAAGTTCGTGGAGCGCACCGAAGCGTCCTTCGACAAGCGCGAGGCGGACCTCGCCGACAAGTTGTCGAAGGCGACGGACGCAGACCGCACCAAGCTCGAACTCCAGCGCATGAGCCTGCGTGAGATGCGCGCCCGCTGGCACGGCACCCAAGATCGCCTCGCCGACATCCTTTCGCGCACCGGCGACGTCGTCGAACTGTCCAACACCGAGACCGGCGACTCCTACGAGGGGATGCTGACCGACGTCACGTTCCCCAAAGGCATGAACGTCGCGCCGTCCGCGTTCCGCCTGCGCTTCGGCGTCAATGCGCCCGAGGGCACAATTCACCTCACCGGCGCCGACCTCGCGCATGGCAAATGGGCGCTCGATTACAGCGACAAGGGCCCCGCCGACCTGACCGCGGGTCGCGCCGGCCAGCGCGCCAATCGCTACTTCGTCACGGGCAACCCCATCCAAGGCTTCACCGCGACTGGCGGCCAAGGCAAGATGGTCCGGTTCAAGTCGCAGTCCGGCGACGTCGTCACAGGCCTGCTCATGCCTCGCAACTGGACGCCGGCCAATCTCGCCCACGACCCGCGCTTCGACCTCGTCAGCGGGCGCGCCGTGGCGAGCTTCCTCGCCTCGCACGGCAGCGACTACGTCGTCGAGGCCAAGGGCATTCACCGCATGGGACGCGGTCAGCAGGGCTACATCATCAGCGTCCCGGCGGCGCGTTCGACGGGCGGGCGCGTGTTTCTGGACCGCGACCTGCGCAACATCGTCGGAGAGTTCGTCAAGACCGGCAACCGCATGGTGGCGCGGTTCGACGCCTCGCAGGTGCAGGCCGCCGCCGAGCGTATGCAGGAGTTGCTACAGGCTCGGTTCCGTGCCGTGCCGCGACGCGGCGTCAGCGACCCGAACACCGTCCAGAAGGTGTCGGACGCCAACCAAGGTGCGACGGGTGGCGGACCGAGCGGGGTGCGTTCGTTCTTCTCGCGCCGGTCTGAAGCGCAGGGCTTGGGCGAACAATCGGAGATGCCCACCGTCGAGGACGTGCGCCGTCAGCGTCGCCTGAACCGCGAAGGCACCCCCGTCCCGCCGTCGCCCGATGTGCCCACGCCACCGCCCGGCGGTCCGCCTGAAGCCGACGTCGAACTCGGCGGCGAAGCGGACATCGTCGATGCTATACGCCGCCAGGACGTGATGCCGGGTCGCGACTGGATCGCGTCGCCCGAGTTCGAGTTCCGCAACGACCCCGTCGCCGGGCCGCTTGTGACGCGCCTCGTCGAAGCCGAGCTTGCTTACCAAGGGCAGGTGACGCGCGACACCGACCACTTCCGAACGCTGCGCCGTGGGCTTAACCGCGAAGCACGCGTGCGCATCACGACGGCGCTCCGCGCCAACATGGCGGGGGACGACTCGGCGCTCAATGCACTGCCTGAGCACGAGCGCGCCGTTGCGCAGGAGATACGTCGTTACTTCGACGAGGTGCGCCGCGCCATTATCGACGCCAAGCAGCGCGACCTCATCGAGTCGTTGCCCGAGGCACGCGCCGCAGCGGTGCACGACATCCTCGGCGGCATGGACGAGGCCGACGCGTTCCGCGCCCACCGCCTGCGCGGACCGGGACAGGACGCCGTCCGCCAAGCCTTGCGCGAGCTTGAGGAGCTTGAGCACTGGGGCATCGACGATTACATCACGAACATCGAGCGCGGCTCCTACCGGGTCGTGACGCCGGACGGCACGACAGTCGCCATCGCCGAAACCCGCGTCGCCGCGAAGGAGAAGGCGCTCCGCTACGCCCGCGAGAACCCGAGCGTCACGCGCCTCACCATCACCGACGAGTTCGCGTCCAGCGCCGCTTTCCCGACGAAGCTCACGCGCGGTCAATACTTCCGCATGGCGCAGCGAGCCGCCGCAGCGCTCGGGACCGACGTGCGCGAAATCCAGCGTATGCTCCGCGCCGAAGGCTCGCCCGTGGTCGTCATCAAGCCAGCGTCGAAGTTCGCCGGACCGATGCAGCACCGGCGCAACATCCTCAAGGGCGAGGACGACATCTTCGACGCGCTGCCCGCCTACGCCTACAGCGTGCGCAAGAAGCTCGCGCTCGACCCGGTGCTGAAGCAGGCCCGCATCGACCTTGCCAACTTGGCACCGAACACGCAGAAGCAGGTCGAAGCGCTCATCGACGACGTGCGCGGGCGCTACTCGCTCTCCGACCAGATCGCTGACTACATCCTCGCGCCGTTCGGCACGAAGCCCTTCGCCTTCAGCCGCGGCGTGGGCAACGTCCGCACCATTATAGCGATGCTCAAGCTCGGTTGGCGCCCGACGACGGCGCTCATCAACCGGCTCGGCGGCATCCAACATACATGGACGAAGACCGGGGCACGCTACTGGATCGCGGGCAAACGGTTCGCGCACTCGCCCGAGTTCCGCGACATCTGGCACCGCAACGCCGACCTCGTCGGAGCGACCGCGCAGGCGTTCCTCGAAGCCGGGCACAGCGAAGTGCCATGGTACCACCCGCTCGCCATGTTCCAGTTCGCCGAGCGCCTGAACCGGCCCGAGGCGTTCGCGGCGTTCTATCGCTACGCCGAGGGCGAGCTTGCCCTGCGCGGCGAGGAGGCCGAAGCCTTCGCACGCAACGCGGTTCGCGCCGGCCAATTCACCTACACGCTCGCGTCGCTGCCCCGCATCCTGCGCACGCCGCCGGGTCGGCTCATCGGCCAGTTCAAGGCGTACCTCGTCAAGGAGATGGAGTTCGTCGCATCGCTGCGCGGCACCGAGTGGGTGCGTTATCTCACGGCGTTCCTCGCGATGGGCGGTCCGCGCGCCTTCATCTACTTCCTGCGCTCGTTGCCGTTCCTCGGCGCCATCGGCGCACTGTGGGCGCTGGAGGACTGGCTCAATCGCAAGGCGCCGAGGGCGTCGCGCGGCCTGCCCGGCTACGCCGGCGTCGATGTTGGCCCGGCCGTGACGCCGCAACTGCCCAAGACGGCGTCCGACTGGATGGGCCCGGCGCTGTCCGATGCGTGGAAGTTGTGGGACACCGTCATCGGTCCGGCGATGCAGGGCGAGGACCGCGACCTGAACGACGTCGCCAAGTGGGGTGCGAAGCTCGCGCCGACCGCCGCCTACTGGGGCAAGATGCTCGAAGCCATCGGCAATCGCGAAGGCTGGATGACCGACGACCAGGGACGCCCGCTCTACAAGCCAACGGCGGCGGACAAGGCCAAGCTCGCTTTGGGCGCGAAGCCGCTCGCGATGGCGGTCGGCGAAGTGGACCGCGCCTTCCTGAGCCGTGTGAACGAGATCGCGAAGAAGAACCGCACCCGCCTCGTCAATCAGATACTCGACGCGCTCGAAAAGGGCGACGGCGTGACGCTTGACAAGCTCATGCAGGACGCCGCTCAATACGGCATCGACTCGGACACGATCAAGAACGCAGCCAAGCAGCGGATTCGCGAACCCGACGAGCGCCTGCGCCGGCGCCTGCTCAAGAGCGTGCGCGTGCAGGAAGCTGAGCGCCTGTCGCAACCCCCAGCCCCATAACGCTTATGCCCAGCACAAGTAAAAAGATGGCCGGCTACATGGCCGGATGCGCTCACAACCCGTCGAAGATGCGCAAGAAATGCCCGCCCGCCAACGTCAGCCGCGAGTTCGCCCGCGCCGACGCACGCCGCGCTAAGCGCAACGCGAAGTACTGACATGCTCGCCCTGCAACCCACCGAGCTATTCCGCCAGGACGAGGCACTTGCGCGGACATGGCGCGACGAGGTCCGGCAGCGTAACTTCCACGAAGCGGCCGCGTACAGCTTCGCGAAGATGGCGCTGGACGGTGCCACCGCCGAGCAGCTCGCGGGCGCGAAGAAGTTCTTGCAGACGTTTATGAATTGCGCCGAACCCGTCGAAGCGATAAACGTGTCGCGACCGCCGCAGCTCGACTACAACGTCGAGGCCAAGGTGGCGGCTCGTAACGCGAAGAAAGACTGACCTATGCCCGCAGCACCGCCAGCACCGCCAACCGCAGCACCCAAGCCTTCTCCCGCAGCACCGCCGACACCCGCGCCAAAGCCGGCGGCGGGCGCTACTCCCACGCCTGCCCCGGCAGCGGTGCCGCCACGCGCCGGCGAACGCAGCAACTTCTTCGAGGATGAGGACCGCATTCCTGACGCCGTGGAGAACGCGCCGGAGGTTCCTGACAAGCAGCCGCCCGGCGTGCCCCCGGCCAAGGACAAGGCAAGCGCGAAGGCCGACGATGCCCCACCCGCGCCTGCGGACAAGGACAAGCCTACGCCCGCACCCGCCGACGCCCCGCCCGAGCCCGTGTTCCGCACGAACCGCGAACTCAAGCACGCCTACGAGGCGAACAAGAAGACGCTCAAGGCTGAGCAGGCGCGGGTCGCGGAGCTTGAGGCGCGTGTCGCCGAACTGGACGGCGTCGCCTCGACGGCACGCAAGGACACCGGCCCGCTCGCCGAACAGCTTGCCGCTGCGCAGAAGCGCATCGACGAATACGAAGGACGCCTGCGCCTCAAAGCCTACGAGGAGAGCGACGAGTTCAAGACGAAGCACCTCGCGCCGTTCAAGCGCTCCGAAGCCCGCGCCTTCAACGACGTCAAACAGCTCGAATACATCGAAGGCGTGGACGAGACGGGCGAGACCCGCGTGCGCCCTGCCACGGAGAACGACTTCATCGAGCTCTACAACCTGCCCACGGGCAAGGCGTACGCGGCGGCGAAACGCTGGTTCGGCGACTCCGCCCAGCTCGTGATGAACCACTACCACGCGCTGCACACCGCGCAGGACGACATGCGCGAGGCCATCGCCGACTACCGCACCCGCGGCGCCGAGCAGGAGAAGGAGACGCAGGCTCGAACGGCGCAGGAACGCGAAGCAGGCGAGCGCATGTGGCGCGGTGCGAACCAAGACCTTCAGGCGAAGTACTTCAAGGAACTGGGCATCGACGCCGACGACGCCGAGACGCGCGACGTGCTAACCAAGAGCTACGCCACGGTGGACCGGATGTTCGCCGCCAACGGCAACATGACGATGGCCGAGAAGGTCGGCTTGCAGGCCAGCGTCCGGCAGCGTGCCGCGCTATTCGGCATCACGCGCAAGCAACTGCTCGCGGCGCAGGCCGAACTGAAGGAAGCACACGCCGAGATCGAGGAGCTTCGCGGTTCCGCGCCGGGCAAGCCCAAGCCCAAGGCCGACGCCGCACCCGTGGGCGAGCCCACGTCGCTCGCTGACGACATGGCCGCTTACCAGATGGAGACGTAAGGCGTGCTTTGCGTCCCGCAACCGGACGAGATGTGGATTCAAGGCGCGAGCGGCGTCCCGTCGAACCTCGACCTCCTCAACGACCCGCCTGCGTTCGTGCAGCTTGGCCGGACCGGCGACCTCATCCTCCTGATGCCCGCGTGGCAGGCGTGGGCCGAGTACACCGGCACGCCCACCAAGGTCGTCAGCACGCGCGAGTTCGGCACCGTCCTCGAAGGTGCCAGCTACATCGCGCCGACCCTCTTGGACATTGACTGGCGCAGCGTGCGCGAGGCCGCCGCCATCGCCAGTAAGCTGTCCCCCTTCGTTGTCGTGACGCAGTTACACGGCCATGGCTGGTCGCCGCCGCATCCCGACTCGCTCGCGAGCTACTCGCTGACCATGTGGCAGCGCACCGGGTTCCTGCGTCACTACGCAACGTTGCCGCTCACGTTCGACAATCGGAGCGCGAAGCGTGAGGCGACCCTCCTGCGCCGTTACGTTCGCGGTCGTCGTCCGCTCCTCCTCGTCAACCTCGACTCGTGGACGAGCCCGGTGCGCAACCGTGTTCGCCGTCTCATCACCGAACTGCTCGACGTGTTCGCCGCCGAAGTCGTCAACCTCAACAAGGCGCGTGCGGAGCGTGCCCATGACCAGCTCGCCCTCATGGACATCGCTGCGGGCATGATTACCTGCGACACGATGCCGCTGCACCTTGCCGCCGCGAGCACGATGCCCTACGTGGCGCTCGTTCGCGACGACGGCCAAAGCGGCAGCGTGCCCAAGGGCAACTGCGTCCTGTCCATCGGCTACTCCGAAGTGCTCGACCGCCTGCCCGAGATCGAGCAGACGTTTCGCGACCTGCTCACCATCCATCAACTCGTCCATGCCTGAGCCGCTACGCATCTGGGCCTTCACGATGACCTGCTGGAACACCGAGCAGGAGGCGACCGAGCGCGGGCCGACGCTCCAAGCGACGATGGACCGCGTCGAATACTACTTCCGTCCCGAACGCTACTTCCTCGCGTGCGGCACGTGGTCGGAGCCGAAGTGGTCGCCGTTGCCCTTACGCGTCCCGATCGTTAACAGCGGCGTGGCCTACACCAAGCCCTACGAAGCGCGGCGCTGGGCCTACGCCGCCTGCTCGCTTACGGCCGCGATGGCTTACGCCCTTAACGACGGCGCGTGGGACCTGCTCGTCACGCTCGACACCGACGTGCTGGTCGGCAACGTGGACTTTGACGCTATCCTGCGCGAGTTCCTTGCCCGGCCCGAAGAACTCGTCGGCTCCGCATGGGGCGGGCACATGGGTATGCCGCTCGCGTGGAAACGCGCCGGTGCCGCCCGCTTCCTGCACCAGCGCAAACGCGCCAACCTCGTCGAGGACGACGAACCCGACCCACTCTGGATCGAGGAGGAGTTCGACGTCATCTACAAGGGGCGCTGGTGGAACGCATGGCCGGCCATCACCACGACCCGCCAGGACGGCGACGAGAAGCTCAACGCCGAAGCTCTCAAGTGGCCCTTCCTCCGCGCCCCGCACCCGTCCATCATCAACGAATACGTCAAGACGCAAACCGTGTTCGCCAAGCCGGTGCAGGCTTGATTTCCTCGCGCCGTTCTGCTTCAATCAGCGCATCGCCACGACCTTCATCTACGCCCTCACCGACCCGCGCCCCGGCGACACGCACGTGTACATCGGTAAGGCGGACGACCCGCCCACGCGCCTGTGGGAGCACCGGCGAAAGCTCCCGCGTGAGCGCAATTACAAGGCGCATTGGTGGCGGCAGCTTGCCGAGCTGGGCATGGAACCCGCGCTCGAAGTGCTCAAGGAAGTGCCCTTCGACGAGTGGGAGTACTGGGAGCGCGAGTATATCCGCTGGTACCGTGCCCTCGGGTGGAAGGTCGTTAACGCGACCGCTGGAGGCGATGGCGGAGCGCAAGAGTGGCCCCCGGAAGCGAGAGCAAAGCTGTCCGCATCGCTTAAAGCGAGCTACACCGATGAGCGACGCGCTGCAATCAGCCGTCTGCACAAAGGCGTGCAGAAGTCAGCGGAAACCCGCGCCCGAATGAGCGCTTCCGCAGGCAAGCATCTTAAAGGCACGAAGCTGTCACCTGAGCACATCGCTAAGTGCCGCGCGGCGAAACTCGGCAAGAAGTTCAGCGCAGCGCACAAGGCCAAAATAGCGGCAGCGCTTACGGGTCGCCCCAAACCCGACGAGGTACGCCGGCGTATGAGCATCGCCGCCAAAGCGCGTTGCCTGCGTCAGCGTTTGACTTCTACTCAAGACGGTGCTTCCTTAGCCCCGTCGCCGTAAGCGGCGGCAAGCCCGACCAAGCAGCTCTCCCGGTCGGCGAGACGGACGGAACGCCGATACACTTCCAAGCCTGCGGTTCTTCCTGAGCCGCTAAAGCACCGAACGGTGCGGAGACGGCATCCCACAAACGATACCTTGCGTGACTTCGCGACACGTTCGCGTCACACGCGTAACCGCTTGAGGCAATATGGCTTGGAACTGCGCAGCTTTTTATGACTATTTGTTTGATAGGACGCCACATTGGGATGCCCGCGTTGAGCGGGACTGGTATCCCACCGACGACGCGTGGGTTGGCCAGTTGACGATGGAACAATGGGAACCGCGCACCGGCACGTCGCACACATGGGACCGGGTGCACGTCGGCGCACCGGACCTGACCGGGTGCTGGGAGGAAGTGAACTTCGAGGACGAGACGTGCGTGGATAACGCGTGCGATCCGGCGAGCAAGGTTGTGAGCTGGGGTTCGACCCGCAAGAGCTACACCTACAGCAGGCAGCGCATCAAGACGATGCCGCTGTGCTTCGACCAGATTAACACGCGGGCGCTCGCGGAGCAGCAGGTGTCGAGCATCGTCGAAGGGCTCAAGGACATCGTGAAGATGTACAAGAGCGACTTCTTTCGGCGCAACTCGCTCCAGAAGGCGGACTTCATCTACATCGCGGGCGACGCGAACGCGAGCGTGGCCATCGACGGCGACACGTTCAACGTGGATTGCACCGAGATCGACCTCGGATCGGCGGACAACGTGCCGACGAGCCAGTTGACGATCCCCTACCTGCAACGGCAGTGGGCGCCGCTCCAGTACAACGGTTACTTCCGCTCGAAGTTCGTGCCTGCGGGCATGATGAAGCTCATCACCGACCCGATCGTGGCGTGGCAGCTTGAGCAGGGCAACCCGGCGCTGACGGAGAAGTATCGCTTCACCGACTTCGTCCGCGGCGGCGAACTGTTCAAGTACGGCATGAGCACGGCGGTCGGTAACTTCGGCATCAGCTACGACGCATTCCCGATGCGGTTCAACCATATCGGCGGCGGCGTGCTGCGCCGGGTGTTCCCGTACGTGAACGCAGCGGCAACCATCGGCGTCAAGAAACAGTTCGACCAAGCGTACGAGGAAGCCTGCATCCAGTACTCGCCCGTCTGGCATCCCGAAGCGATGCACGCGCTGGTGCCGACGCTCCGCAGCGTCTCGCCCGAGGCACCGTTCTTCAACCGCGACCTGTTCGGCAAGTGGTACTTCCTTGGCGGCAACCGCGACCGCAGCTTCGTCGCGACCGACCCGAGCACAGGCGACGTTTGCACCATCGACAACACGGCCGGCAACAAGGGGCTGTGGTGGACCGATATGTCGGCGGGCATCAAGTTCGTGCGGCCCGAGATCGTCCGCGGCATCCTGCACCTGCGCGAACCCGGGTGTATCGCGAACAGCCCGCGCTGCACGCCTTGCCCGACTGAGTACGCGCCGCAGAACTTCGACCAGAACGCGTTCTGCCAGGAGATCACATAATTCAACGCCGGCGTGGGGCGACGGGCTCTGCGCCGGCACCTTCTTATGGCTATGCCTACTGACGCGCCGGTCGCCGCGAGCGAAGCGACCATGCCCGATAGCATTACGGTCCCCAAGAGCGTTCTTGGCGATCGCCAGTGCAAGCCGGGCGAGAAGCTCACCTTCACGGTGACGGACGTTGACCCGGAGACGGGCGACGTGGAAGTCGTGCTGAGCGACAAGGCGTACGCCGAGGGCGGCGGCGGCAACGAAGACATGGACGCATACCCGATGGAGACCTGACCTATGGCAATCACCTGCACAGCGAGCGGCATCGCGGAAGCCGCGGCCTGCTTCCAGAACCCGTGCATCAACGAGAATGACCGCATGGCGATTGCGGTTTACCTGCGTGCGTTGCAGCTCGCCGACGATGGCGGGACGGACTACACAAGCGACTTCGACGCACTCATTGCGGACAGCGTCGGACTGCTCATCATCGACCACAACACCGTGAACGCCGAGGAACTGGCGGTTTTGCTGGACGGGACGGCGGGTGCGCCGACCGACGTGGGCGAGTTGCTCGCCATCGTCGCGTGCCTGCGTTGCCAATCGCTTGAGGCGCTCCGGCGGGCGCTCCTGTTCCTGCAATGCGAGATTAACGCAGCGCAGATCACGTAACCCACATGGCCGTCATCGACCCGCAGACGGCAATCGACGCCGCACAGCCCTGGTGCTGCGTGCCGCAGGGCGACCTGTGGTACGCGGTGCTAGGCGCACTAATCGCGGTCGGGAATGGAGACCCTATGCCCACTGCACAAGAACTCATGGACGACATCGCGTGCTTGAAGTGCGCCACGCAACCGGGCGATTTGCCGCTGCTCATACTTGGCGCGGTGGACAGCATCGCGAGCGGAGGCGGCGGTGGAGGCGGCGTGACGTGTGGCAACGGGCCTCCTGTGGGAGCACCCGCCACCAGTTGCGCCCTCTACATCGACAAAGACACGCAGATCATTTACCAAGGCTTCGACGGCGCTTGGCACTAGCTTATGCGACTGATTGCAACGCTCGTTCTGGTGCTGCTATGCGCGATGGTGCGGGCGGCGAACTTCCCCGACACTTCCACCGACCAACAGGTCATCGTTAACTCCAACAACGTGTCGGCGGGCAGCGCATCATTGCGCTGGAGCTTCAGCGATAACCGACTGACGGTCGGCCCCACCGGGTTTGGTTCGCGCGTGAACGTAGAAGGCGCGACCCCTGCTTGGCGCCTGTATGCCGGCGGCAATCCAGCGGCGTCGTATTCGCGCTTGGAGGGCTTCTGGGACTCTGGAGCGCAGACGTACTACCTGCGCGAGAACGTGAGCGGCAGCAATGCCATCCCGTTCGTGGTCGGAATCAACAGCGGGGCGACGTTGACGTTTAACACTGACGGAACAGCGGTGCATAGCGGCGGCTTGGGGCTGTCGGCGCGCACGAACCGGCTGACCATTTCCGCCGGCGGCAATCTGCTCTTGGACGGCGTGCCCGTTGCGAGCAACACGGAGACGAACGTCACGCAGAACTTCTACGCGTCCAATTCGTTTTTCATCAGCGGCAAGGGCAACACGCTGGTCATCACGCAGTCAGTCACGTTTCAGTTCATCAAGACCAACCTGCTGGCCACCGACGCGAACGGGCTGGTGACGACGACGAAGTTCGGCACGGGCATAAGCTGGGACCCGGCGACGCAGACCATCTCGGCGAGTGGCGGCGGCGACACGACCGGCACCAACATCGTCACACTGACGCAGACGGGGACGAATGTTTCGTCGCTCGACTACGCGCTCGTGACGCAAGGCGGCACGTTCAAACTCCAGCTCACGAACAACGCTTACATCGGCGCACCGGCGAACGTCGCCAACACGAGCTTCAAGAAGGCGTGGCTCGTCGTGCAGCAGCCGAGCACGGGCACATGCTTCCTCACGTTCACGAACGGCTTCTACCAGTTCCCCGAGGGGGTCGCGCCGATCATCGACACCAACAACGGCGCGGTGACGATCTACCAGTTCATCAGCGACCCAATATCGAACGGTTTGCTCCACGGCTGGCAATCACTCAAGTCGAAGCTCATCCCATGATTCGCCTGTTCGCAGCACTGCTCGCTTTGTTGAGCGTCCACGCCCACGGCGCGATGATGGGCAACAACGGCTGGGACTGGGAGGCCCGCAACTGGAACACCAACATCGTCACCAGCGGCGGCACCATCAGCGGCGGCAGCTACTTCATCGGCACGAAGTTCATGCACGCAATCAAGCGCTGGGGGCTAAGGACGCGCATCGGGCGAGCTAACCTCTACCTCGGCGACAACACCAACGCGATGACGTGCCCGATCATCGTGGACTGGTCCGGTGGCGGCGTCATCAACGACGACCTGATTGCGTTCGCTGCGGCGGACTACACGGAGGCGACGGGATTGACTGGCGATGGCAGCACGAAATACCTGCGCTGCTCGAAGAGCCCCGGGTTCACGATGAACAGCTTCACCAGCAGCAACAGCGTGCATCAGGCGGCCTATGTGCGAACGGGCAGCAACGCGGCCAACGACATCATGGGCGCAGGGGGTGTGACGGGCACCTGGGGCTTGGCGATCTCGAACGGCGGGCAGACCTACGTGTTCATGGGCGCGAACGTCACCAGTGCGGCGGACTCGAACGGCACCGGCATGTGCCTGAGCACGCGCACGGCGACGAACAACGCCGTCACGTACCGGAACGCCGCAGTCATCGTGACGGACGCGGTCCATGACACCGGCACGATAGGCGGCGAAGCCAACATGGTTCATGCCATCAACATTTCCGGTGCGGTCTTGGCGCACACGGCTCGGACGCTCAGCTACTACGCCTTCGGGTTCAGCATCCCGGCAGCGCAGGTGTCGGCGTACAACATTGCCGTCCAGAACGTGCAACGGGCGGTGGGTCGGGCGGTGCCGTGAGCCTTCTTTGCCTTGTCGGCCTGCACAAGTGGCGCCGGATCGACGAGCGCGTTTCCCTCGTTCACAGTCACGAACGCTGGGTGTGTTTGCGGTGCCTGCGCTTCTTCTACCGTTGACCGCACGCGGCTTTACGCCTACAACGTCGCCGTGACAGTCGGTCCGTACCGCTTTACCCTGCACAATGGAACGCAATATGACGCCAACATCTACCGCATCGAGCGCGACCTCATGGTGCGCTTCTCCTCACGGCTCACGGGCTGCGAACTCTGGGTGCGTGTCGCGCACTCGAACATCGAGCATCAAGCGCCCGCGATTCTGGTTCGCGTCGCTCTGCGACGGGTTTAGGCGGATATGACCGGCGCGGGGCTGCTGGCCTACCTGTTCACGCCATATGACAAACGCTATCGACCGCTCATCGCAATCGTTGACGAAAGCTGGGTGTGGTTCTTCTGGCCGCCCGGCTCCGGTAGAGCCCGGCGCTCGACCACCATCCGCATCAGCGCGGCTGTGGCTATCGGCTTTGGCGCTTTCCGTCCTCTTGTTCCCCTCAACGCTGAGCGCGGCGACGGTGCTGTTGACGTGGGACGCGAACCCGGCAGCGGAGAATGTGCTGGGCTACAAGGTATGGCAGGCGACCTTGACGGGGCCGTTCTCGCTGGTGGCGAACGTAACGGGCACGACCACCACGCTGACCCTGACCAACAGTGCGACGGTGCGATTCTACGTGACGGCCTACAACTCGGCGGGGGACGGCCCGGCGAGCAACACGATCACCTACACGCCTCCGATCACGCCGCCGACGAGCGGGCTCACCTTCGAGGCTGAGAGCGGGGCGATCACAGCGCCGTTCTACGTGAACGGCACGATGGTGCAGCAGGACGCGCAGACCGGCGTTGCCGACGGCGGACGCGCCGCCTACAAGTTCACGCTCACCAACGCCGCAAGCTGCACCGTGGACGTGTTTCTGAACGCGCCGACTGAGTCCGCCAATTCGCTGTTCGTCAACGTGGACGACGAGCCAACCGACCCGGCGATGATCTGGGACGTGCCGGTGACGAGTGGGTTCCAGACCCGCACGGCGGCGTGGCGCGGGGGTGGGACGTTCGACAGCCCGGAGTTCCCGGTGAAACGCTGGGCGCTGGCGGCTGGTGTGCATACGCTTGTCATTCGTGGGCGCGAGGCAGGCGTGCAACTGGACCGGATCAGCATTCAAGCCGTGACTGCGCCGCCCACCCCGCAACCGCCCAGTGCTCCGACCAACCTGCGCCTGCAACAGCTTCAGGGGAACCGGCGCGACTTGGGCTGGAACGCCGAAGTGACGGCAAGCGCCGTCGTGGAGAAAGCCATCGAGAGCGACCCCTTCGCTCAAGTGGCCGTCGTGCCAGCGGGCACGATGCACTGGGTTGACACTCGCGCAAGAAACAAGACCACCCGTTACAGGGTTAAGTCGTGCAGGAGCGGACTGCTATGTAGCGGTTGGTCCGAAATCGTGTATCGCCCTTAACGAGTGCTCGCTCGACGGGCCAGCCACCCTCAAATCCCTTGCGTTCTTGCCCTTTGTGGCGCACCTTCAGCGCGTCATGCGCAGCGCTGTCACACTCAACGAAAGGGGAACATGGACAACGTCGAGGTTCGGGTGGCGGTGCTTGAGAAGCTTGTGACGGAGCAGCAGACACGCATCGACCTTCAGCTTGGGCGCATCATCGCGGACATCGAGAGCGAGAAAGGAACGCGCCAACGCCTCCACAACGACTGGCAGAAGGAGTGCGACGGCCTCCATGACAGGCTGCTGGCATTGGAAAAGCACGTCGCCGTGGGCATCGGCATCGTAATTGCGATGCAGGTCATCGTGCCGGTCATCTTCAAGGCAGTGCACCCGTGAACGACGAGCAGACAGCCTACTTCGAGCGCTGGATCAAGAGCTTTGAGGCGCTCATGGACGAGCGCGACCGGCGCTACGCGGAGCGGTTCGAGGCGATGGAGAAGCTGACGGCGGCGGCGTTCACGTCGAACGAACGCGCCATCGGGAAGGCGGAGGAGGCACAGCGGGTGTACAACACGTCGCACAATGACCTGACGCGCAAGATGGAATCGCAGGCGCGTGAGTTCGTCAATCGCGAGAAGCTGGAGGACGTGGTGAAGGCGTTCAGCGACAGGCTGGACGTGGCGGAGCGCGACAGGACGGCGTCGAGGCGCTGGACGGTGGGCCAGATGGTCGTCGTGGCGCTGGGGCTGTCCGGGCTCGTCGTGACGCTGGTGCTGGCGCTGCTTAGGCGTTGACCGCTGCGCCGCGACGGCGTAGCCT